AGCCGCAATCTTAACCAAGTCAATGTCCAGTTTTTTCATCTGAACTTTAAAATCAGCGTCAATTTTTTTCAACGCCGTGATCTGGTCAGGTGTGGCATTTGCCAAGGCAGCCGTGATGTCGTCCTCTGAACCACCCTCGTGTCCCAAGAGGGCGGAGCTAAGGGCTTTGACAGCCATCCCCGCGACTGGTCCCCCTAGCGCTGTGGCTATGGTCGGCGCAACATTTTCAATGAGCTTCCCAAAAACACCGAGGTTCATCAGTTTATTCTTTCCAAAAACATAGCGCCGACGAGCAACATGACTGCAAGAGTGCCCATTACTATCATAAAAATGACACCAACGTCTTTAATTTCTTCAATACGAGCAGCTTCCGCCTTTTCTTCTTCCCACTTTTGACGCTCAATTTCCTTGCGGATGTTAATGACTTCTTTTTGAATCTGATCCCAAGCAGCTAAACCAAATTTTCCGACAAACATGTTCTTGGCGCGTTGAGCTAATTCCTGAGCTTCTGCTTTAGCAGCATACCGCTCCATGGCAATCTGTTCTGCTGACTTTTGGCTAAATACACTGCTCGGCGCTGGTTCAGCAGATATATGTGTTAACTTGGCAACACTGCCCCAAAGCTCGGATAAGTCCGCAGCCATGGACTGGATCTCTTTGCCAGCCGCAATACCAGCCTGCAACGCGCCATACGCGGCTTGAGCCGCTGCAAGTATGGTTAAAGGGTCCACGGCTCACTTGTCCACTTTGTTTTCTAACTTGTCAAAAATCTTCCCAAGCATGTCCTCAATGCGTTTTAACGCATCATTAAACTCATTTTTTTGAACGTATTGTGTAGGCAGCATGACTTCTACGTCATGGATGTCTTTTTGTAGAGCTTTAACAGCGCCCCAAAGTTCACGCATGAACCAGCCAATAGCCGCTACTACAACCCAAATGCCCATTTCAAGCAGGGAATGGAATTGTTCCATTTTCATGTCGCCTCTGTATCTGCGCTGCCATTGCCCCCGCCTTCATAATACACCAAATTACCTAATAAACGCAAATCACCCGGGTTCATTTCTAAGGCAATTTTACCCTGCTCCAACGCAATTTCTATTAAACCAAGGTGATGCGCTGCAAGAGCGGCATAGTCATGGATTTGAAACCCCCATACCTCGGGGTCCACAGTATACACTGCAAGTCTGTCTTTAATGCTCAAGCACCGCATGGCAAACGCAAAACACTCATGCCAGCGCCCTTGTCGGTACATTAAAGCAGCAAGTTCAAACCAAGGTTCTCTGGTATTAGGCGCTTCTGACACGGCATTAAAAAATGCTTTTTCAGCGTTATGTGGTTCATTTAACTCATTAAAACAGCGTCCCATGACACGGTACGCATAGCACCGTTCATTCTCCCAAGTGGCCTCCGGCATAGCTAAATACTTTTTACATGCCTCAACCGAATCATGCCAACGCGCATGAAATGAAAGTTCACGGGCATAATAGAAAGCATTGCGCGGGCAGTGCGGATCTTCTTTAACGGACAGTTCAAGCAGGTCCATATACTGACCGCGGGACTTTGTTGGGTCTGGCATGTGGACTGCCAAAAGCATGTCAGTTTGAGCCCACACTTCATTTATTCGGCCATCATGGACAGGGTACTCATGGCACGGATGATGCCACATATAACCATGACGGGCATGGATTTTCTCGTAATAAAACGCAATTCCAGCGCCCCAGTCAAACATATACCGTAAGCGGGTTGTATCGCCTGTCCAAACACGCTCTATTTCTTCACGCCAGCCGGGTTGCAAAACCTCGTCAATGTCCAATGAAATGCAGACATCCATGTCACGGGGAACCAATGCCAATGCCGCATTACGCGCCAAGTCAAACCGCCATGGGGTAATGCAAATGTCATGGACAACCGCGCCATGGGCTCGCGCTACCTCTGGCAATCCATCCGTAGACCCCGTATCAGCAATTAGGATCAAATCCGCTTCTTTTGCCGATTCACAAAATCTTGGCACAAAATGCGCCTCGTTCTTGCTGATCGCATAAACGGCAATCTTCAGTTGTACATCATGAGGAGTATAAACAAAGATGCCAATATCGCCATCAACGACATGCCACTGAGATACACCAAATACAGAATGGAACTCATCAACAGTCCAATTATCCTTGACATGCCGTTCATACGGATTTCCATCATATTCTCCCTGCGGATAATAACCTATTGGTATGCTGATAATTTGGGTGGTCGAGCAGGACGCAACCTTTATGGCAAGATCATACGCTTCACCTGCGGTCATGTGTTCAAGCACATCGCCGAGAAATGCAACATCATACTTTTGAGTTGGTGTCCACTCACGCGCATCTACATTGTGCAGCGTAGGGTACAAGTCTCTCAGCCCAAATTGTTCAATATACGGCCCCCATATTTCCACACCTGTCCATTCCAGATGAGGGAACATCTTGGCATAAGTACCCGCGCCACATCCAATGTCCAGTGCGGTCTTAGGTTTAATTTTATTGACAATACGCTTTATGTGACCTTTGCCACAATCTGAACTATACGGCATTTGCCCCCCTTTGGCAGTCAGCCCTTAATGATATTTACCAACGAGTAGGAGGTAAAGGCACTAAAATACATTGCTGTGTGTTTTTGTCATAATACCATTCTGTAGCCGTTACATTACTAGCACAAGAAACCCAAAACAACGGAGGCGCTACATCAAAAGGTAATGTAGCAACTTCTGCTATACGCTCACCCAGAGGAATATAATTTTTTGTTCCATCTGGTTTATAGGTAAAAGTATAAACAGTTTCATTTGGAGAAATAAGCGCTTTCATCATCCCACCCATTCAAGAAATACGACACCACTTGTTCCACCGCCTACAGAAGATTGACCACCTGAACCCGCATATAATGCTGTAAAACTAAAAGTAGTTGACCATGTAATAGGCGAAAGAGAGTTGTTACCGTTTGTTCCTGCGCCAGCTGACCTGAAATATGATATACTTGGGTGATAAGAATTGGAATCATTTACTCCATTATTTACAGAATTTAATAGATTCCCATTTGACCCTATGCCCGCAATTCCATTGTAAGGATTTCCGCCTCCCCCACCCGTTGCGCTAACAAAAGACCCAAATGAGCTTGTTCCACCAGTTCCACCCTGTGCATTTACTCCACCAGTGCCAGCTCCACCTGCTCCAACAGTTACAGAATAACTTGTTCCGGGTGTTACAGTATAAATACCAACAGCAGCTCCTCCAGCACCACCAGAAAATGAATTTCCCGAATAAGCGTTACTGCCACCACCACCGCCTATTACGGTAGCCCGAACTTTTGTAACACCAGTAGGGGCTGTCCAAGTTCCAGATGACGTAAATAGCTGGTTTTGAATTTGTCCGCTTATAATAGTAGAAGCAATAACTATGCTGCCCGAGCCGTTAGTAACAGAAATACCCGTGCCAGCAGTCAGAGTGGCAGCTGTGTAATTTGTGCCATTTCCAATCGGGATCTGCCCATTGGCAGGGGTTGTGGAAATGCCAAGACCGCCACCTGCTGGGTTAAGAATACCAGCGCTGCTAATATTATCAGCGTGTATGCTAAGGTTTCTGTTCTGTGACATTTAAGACCCCAAGAAGATAAAGAAACTACCAGTATTTGTAGCTGGCGCGGCTGTAAAGATCCAGCCCACGTTACCACTGACGTTTGTACTGTTTGCCCCAGCATACCACGTTAATGTGATAGGTTCAGCATAAGAATCTTGAATTGACAGATAATTTGACGTGTTTACCGTGCCACCTGACACCAGATTTAACAACGCCTTAGTACCAGATGATGTAGTGTTAATAGTTATCAAGTTACCAGACGTTCCCGCCAAAGCAAATGCGTCATAAATATACTGCAAGCTGGCAGTATATGTCACGGTTGCGGGTTGGGTGGTATTTTTCATATTGGCAAAATAAACACCACCTGTGTTAGCCGTAACAGTCAACGCGCCAGCACCCGCCTGCTGCAATGTCGGCCACTTGCCGTTTACATATCCGCCCGTAAATGCTTTAGCGGATGCAGATGTCATGGATATTATGCCATTACCCGTAACGCTCATGCCACTGGTATTTGACACGTTAAATGTTGCGCCGCTGACCGACCAAGTGCCTGAACCAAAGGCAATAGTGCGTGGGCCTTGCGCGGTAGATGCAAACGTAC